TTTTATTAAGGAACTCAGGAGAACTAAACGGAGGTTAAATTCAACACACTATACAGGCACATGAGGCAACTTGAATAGCATTATCTATTGGTGTTGTGGAATTCAATCCGGGCGCGACTTCAGCCAGCGCCGATTTCTAAACAATAACACCTCCAGCTTTAACTGTAGGGCATTACTGAAAGTAACCTCTGGTAACCTGCAAATGTGAAATATTTTTCAACGCTTAACGTTTTCACATTTGAGACCGGTTTTTACATCTTTTCCTTGATGGTAGTTTGCTTCAAACTGAAGGTTCGGTGTCAGAGAATTATACAAGAATTGAATATGACGACTCAATTCAGGGTTTGTCTGATTTCGCGCTAACAACAACCGCGGCTTCCTTTTATAGGGTCTCTCTGAAGCTGGGACCTTAACTTTTATTTATCTTACAAACAAAGTTAGCAAACAACGTATATTTCACATCATGCCTAAGGGCTGGGTAGAGTTATAAAACACATTTTATGATGACCCATGGATTTCACTTATAGTTTGAAATCTAGAACTTAAATAGTGACAATACGAACTTGACAAAAGACATGAGTCTCTGACAAAAGATCTTGAACAACGGCAAACCACACTGACAGTGTATCTGTGCCATTCATTGTCACAAATGAAGGTGCAATACTACTAGTCCAATCTTGAAGCTTTGGACCATGATAAAATAAGCCTTCACCAATTTGGGAAGTGTTCTTGTTCATGTAACCCTCACATTCTGACATAACAGATCCACTGCTAGAGTCAAAGAAGAGCGAACAATCAATCAAATAATTGCCAGGTGGAAGAGTGATGGATCCAACACCATCAACAGTTGCTTGGATACCATTTACGACGATACTAGGAAGTGTCATCTGTTGGAATGCTCCAAGACCTGCAATTTCTTCTTCACCTACAATATTGTTGGCAAGAATTGCAACTTGCAAATTAGTTGGAACAGAGGAAGTAGCCTCTAAAACTGGTACTGAAAATCGGCATCTATAACGGACGCGCAACTCTCCTACTTTCCCAGCTCCAGGAATTCCCTGTGTAGCAACATTCAAATTTCCCACATCAAAAGTCTTGATATCAGATGAGCCAGGCAATCCGCCTGCTCTAACAAACTTCGCAAGCACATCCTTTCCATGGATTAACTGTGCTGGAAGCCGTAAAACCTGATTTTCACAAGGCATGCCATCAGAATGAGGGCGTGTGGATTCCATTTGTTGTTTTGTTGTTGGTGGAGCATCAGAAGCATCAGTATCGAAACTGAGAATAACCTTCCCAGACGCACCATTAGCATTGAATTCAGAGACTTCACGAGTATAGTAAAACTCAATCATCTCAAAAACATACTTTTCCCACTGTAAAGACTGTCTTGACAACCAAGGAAAGGTTGAAGATTGTCCAGGGTTAACAGGATAAGCCACGTTCCAAAAATTTGGTGCATTAACCACATCCAAATCTGTAATGAATTCATCGTTGCTAACGACAGTTGTTAACTGCCTATTATTGGAGAAAGATGTAGCACCAAGTCCCAGTGCGGTTCGTGCAGAACGATTTGCTCGCAACCCACCCATTCTTTGACGGTTTCCATTAACATTTCTCCTACGTCTACTCGGCTTTGTTTTTCGCGGAGCTTGACGAATTGTTCTTACAACAGTTGTTTTTCCCTTCTTTGGGCCTCTCCTACGTTGTTGTTGACGCGGATTCTTTTTCGTTTGTACGGTAACAGTACTCATCGGTTCTTATACGACTTTTTATCAGGCGTTTCTGATCTTTCTACGCTTCCTGATAAAAGGGATAAGAACTGAGGTTGCAATCGCATCCTCCTTCCAGTAAATAAAGTATAATACTCATCATCTGTTTTAATTCCAGATTTAGCTACAATCCAGCGAAGATCATCCTTTAAGACATGATCATATTCACTGATAAGCCATGAAATGAGCTCATTACAAAATTTCCGAAAAGGCACATCAGTCCAACCAATCATTAACAAATTGGTCACTCTCTGAAGAGTCGTTTCTGGAGTCATATGTGCTTTTGGTGCATAAAATAATGATTGCATCAGTTTATTTCTATCATAAAGAGGGACTGCAATTCCCCCTAGAAACACGGTATGAGCTGATAGAAAGTCTAGCTCGTCAGCAGGACGAGACACTAAACTATCAGTTGTGGTAATAATTCCAACCGGTTTCCAAGCATCAATAACTGAAGTAGCATTATACCATTCATGAGCAACATCAGAGACAGTCCAAGTATTGTCGTCTCCAAGAAGTGCTTTGGCAGTATGCTCCTCAAATGAGGTATAAGTGCAAGATTGGTCTTCTGGAGTAGTAACAATCCAGGCATAGGCTAATAACCAGTACAATATCAACGTATTGTCTGAAACCGTATTTACGGAACCTGATGGATTTCCTAATTTCTTCATTAGCAAAATCCCTTCAGGAGTCAACATCATTGTATTCACAAGATTACGATAATACGTTTGTATTCTAGCCAAATTAGCCGGTGTTCTATCCTCTTCCCGAAGACATTGGTACCGAAATTTAGCACAGCCCCACATCAGGAATGCTCGAAGCGATGAATCATACTGAGATTCATCCAACGCATAACCATTTGGAAATACATTCAGCTTACGATAAAGCTTTTCCCAATTTCCTTTGAGGGGTGACATGCCAACAGTTGACGCAGATAACAAATGAGAATCATAAAGCTTCTCATTCATATCAACAAATAAACGATTTCCATGCACAGTTGCATCAGTTGCACCAGCAGCAAAAGTTCTGATAGAATTTTCAGCAATCTTCTCTGCAGTTCGCAACTCTTCCTTTAAACTTGAAGAAAAGATAGTCGTCCACATTTTATCTGTGGCTAAACGCTCCCAATCCTCCTCCAACCATGAGCGGATTTCACAATCCTTTTCAAATAACTCACGTTTTGTTTTAAATTCTTCATTAAAAGGACATCCACTGGATGTATTCATATCAAGACGGCTAATTGCTTCTTCTTGTGACACTACCCGGGCATTTGCCATATAGGGATAAAATTGACGTGTCATCCACAAGTAAGCGAGGTTCATATCCTCAACCATTTTTGGAGTCATAAGTGGAGTAGTTTTTCCATACTTTGACAATGATTTATAAGCTGCATCTTGATTTGGTTTTGGTAAGTTCCAGTCTGGTTGTATCTCAATATTTTCTTGATCAATAAAGAGCTTCACTTGTGGATCAACTCCCCTCTTATTTTTATACAGAGGAAAGCGATCACATGAACCAACAAACTCAAAGAACTCGTCTTTGATGTACTTTTCACAGTCATCACTAATAAAACCATTTGCCCAGAATTTAGACCTACCGTTGGGGCACACATATCGTGCTGGGTATCTTGCCCAAAACGGATTGTCTTTCTCTACCAATTCAACTGGGAGTGGGGGCGGAACTGAAAATCCAATCCGACATGATGTCCAGATTGAGTATTCAGCTTTGCAAACTCAATAAGCTCATTTGTAACACATTCAAATCTTCCAAATTCACCATCACCATGGGTCCAAAAACCAACAATTTTTCCGTTGTTGTCTAGGACTGGAGATGTACAATCGCCATCACGGGTTTTTGAATTGCACCATCCTTGCGGACTTGCAAAGCCAGGAATAGAATCAGGAGATCCTTCAAGACCATGACCATAACCAAAAACTGTAACAATTGCTGCATCTTCCAAGACTGCTAAAGAGCGAGTGGGAAAAGGTGAAGCAACTCCATTAACAGGAAAACACGCCAAATGATCACCAAAAACTAGCATATCACTAGCTTTGAAATCGAATGTATGCACATTATTGTAAGCTCGATACACAGCAGAAAAATCTTCTGACATACAGTGTAGAACTACCCATATTTTATTTCCAACATGGGTTCCAGTGCAACGATAATGGGGTTTTCCATCAATGAGCTGACAAAATTTGTAAACACCCGCTGATAAAGCAGATGTATTAAAAGATTGAATTTTCAAACTCTTTTGCTTGATTTCTGCAACTTTCTTTGCAAAACCAAGTTGAGCTTGAGCTGAAACAGTCAGAGCCTTCTTTGATTTGGAAATCTTATTTCGCAAAACAGGTTCTGAATCCTTTTGAACTGGAGGAATAGCTTTCTTAACTTCTTCAACTCCATTTGGTCTTATTTCACGACCTTCTCGTTCAGCCTTATTTGACCAACGTGGATCAACCTTTTTACTTGGGACATATTTCTGAGAGTCATAATTCTCATCATCATATTCATCCCCTTCAGGTTCTTCATAATCCACATCTTCCACATACCTTTCTTGTGCTTCAACTGCAGCTTCTCCAGACTGAACAACAAACTTGCGTTTACCATTACGTCTACGAGCTTTAGCTCCTCTACCTTTCTTAGTTTTCCCCTTACCTTGGGTACTAACTTCCAAGTCAATAGGATCAACATTATTTGGCTTCTTATACTTTGCAGCATAGGAAACGAGATGAAGGGCCATAATAATCATAAAACCTTTGATAAACGGTTTCTTATACTTATTAAGCCAATTCGCAAAAAGAATTGCATTAATGCACAATGTTTGCAGAAAAGTTGTTTGCTGAACACCACCACGAAGAGTTCCGGGTGGAGCAATAAATTGCTGACCTTCATGACCATTCCACTCGAACAACTGCTCACCAGATACATCTTCTGAGATCTCTGTGGGCATACGGGTGGCATTTAAAAGCCAAAAAGCAAGGTTGGATTGAAAATATCGATGCGGGGGTCCTTCACGTGGACCAGCCTCAACGATATTTGGAACATCATCAACTCTTATAGGTGCAGCATATTGTTTATTCGTACTATCAACAGCAGCTTGATCCAACACAGTTGAACCAAAGAAGCAAGCTTTCAATTCAGCAGGGGTGTTCATAACTTCATTATAACACCAATCTCCAAAACTTTTGAAAGTTTCCCAAAAAGTGGGATAATCATTTTCAACTTCAGCTTCTTCTTCTCTTGGCCAATCTTTTGGATCATACGGAATTTCCTCAGGAAGTGGTCCCTCTCTTCTTTTTTCAAAAGCAGACCTTTGAACTTTTTCTTCCTTTTTGATTTCAGGTTTGGCAACAGGAACAACAAATTTCTTAACTATTGTTGTATCAGGTTTTTTACCTTGAATAGGAACTTCACGTACTTTCTTATTTTTATACTTGATATCAGGGATCAATGGAACTTCTGTACTACCAACAACGGTGTATTCTATCTTAACATGATCTTCAGTAACATCAAGTGAGATGAATTGAGGATCTTCTTCCTTTTTATTCATCTCAATAATGGCTTCATCCAAAATCTTCTCATATTCTGGATCATCTTCACCACTATCATCACTAACACTTTCTGTTAATGGAACGGGGGGTGGGTCTCTATCAGAGGTTGAATCATCATCATCATCATAAATGACGGTACTGCCATATTTCTTATAGAAAGGAAGGAATCCAGGTGCTTTATATATTTCATTTTTCCAAAATATTTCTTCACCGACTCTCCATTTTTCTTTCAAAAATGTACAGATATCTGACTCTATTAACCGTGTGCAAGCTTTTGTACGCTTATCCATCACAGTATATTTATTAGTCTCTTCGACATAGAGCACAAACCAAACAACTTTTGGAGAGAGTTGAGCCATTGCTTCTTGCTGACGCACTTTTGCGTTCATCAAATTATCACGAGTTTTTCCAACTTCTTCCATGGCATCACACAGCTCATCATCATCATCCAAATCGGAAAATAACGCATTCAATTGTGCATGTGTTTGGGGGAGATCATCAAAAGTGGCATCTCCTTTCCACCACTTACTCAACCAACTAGCTAACCAACTAGCATAAGGAATCTTTTGCAAGACTCCAAGTATAGGTTCAATAAATTTTAAAACCTTTTTAGCACCCATAATTGGAGCCAAAAGGAGAATGCAAAGGGATAACAGACCTGTGGTAAACATACCAGCTTTATTCGCTGTCTGTCGCATCCCTTGAGGTTGCATTTTTATTTCAGAGAGAGACACTACGTTTGATTTACATAGGCCTACAATGCCAAGCAAAGATGTAAAAACACTAATTGCTGCTTGAAATTTCATATACATTGTAACACTCTCTCGTAACTGCATAAATTCATCCTTGCTAAATTTGCGAAATGACGTATATTCACTCCGGAGAAAAATCTTTCCGGAGGTGTATTCTTTCTTTAAGAAACCTTTTGCTTCGTCGAATTCCTTTGTGGAAAAACGCACAAAACTCAAAAGGATCATAAACAACTGGTAAATTCCAGTCATCATAAATACCATGAATACACTAATCATTATTGTAATAACATAATTATAAAATGCAAGTGATGTTGCGATCGTCTGCTCTGCCAAAGGATCCGAAGCGGATGTTCCTGTAAATAAGGCAAAGAGAATCAAAAAGCGGCTATGATTTACAATAAATCCCGCTTGAGTAAAAGTGACACATTCTTGATAAATGGTCTCAACTTGATCGGCAGTTAGATCAACAATGTCAGGTTTAGGACACGCATTGTTGTCTACCTTGATGGTGCTCCCGGCACTCTCCTCAAGGATTTGAAAAGCATCCAACACAGTTTCCTGTGTTGGAAGTGGGAGGGATAATCCTCCATAAGG